AAATAAGTTAAGATATGGCTGAAGAAACAGTAATACCAACCGACACTGTTGAAACAACAGTTGTTACGGAGGAAAAGAAGGAGTTTGATCCTAAAGCATTTGCGGAAGCAGCAGTAGAATCAAAAGGCCCTGAAAAAAAAGAAACAGTAGCCCAAACTACGGAAACGAGCGAGGGTAAGGATAATACGGCTGAGGAAGAAGAGATTCATTTAGGTAATGATTTTGTGTGGGACAATCCAGTTAAAAAGGATGAGACCGAGGCAAAAACTACCGAAACCACTTCTGCCGAAGCTAAAACAACCACCCCGGTTATTGCAGATTTTTCTGCATTCACCAAAGAGGTCGGGATAGAAGCGAAAGATGAAACCGAGTTCCTGGCTAAGGTCAAGGAACAACAAAAAGAGCTACAGGAACTAAAAAGCCTTGCGCTTGGGGGAGTAACGAGTAAAGAAATTGAAACCGTTAGTGGTTATTTGAAATTTGATGATGAGAAGTTGCTGAGGCAGGACATGAAGTTCAGTGGCCTTGATGACGAAACCATAAACGATGCCGTTGATAAGTTTAAGGACGCTGGTTTGCTGAAGTTTGAAGCAGCCAAGGTTCGAGCGACAATCAACAAGTTCATTGAAAACAAAAAGTATGAAAAAATAAACGCTGATAAGCAAAAAACGGCTCAGGCCCAACAAGCGAACAGCGATAATTTAAAGTCTATTCGGGAGCAAATGAATAAAACGGACGAGTTGTTCGGGTTTAAAATTGCCAAACCGGAGAATATGCAGAAGGCCCGTGATGAGCATTACGATTACTTGACAAGTGGCAAGTTTTTGGATGAGATAACGGCAAATCCGGAAGCAGCAATACAGGCCGCTTTTTTGTGGAAGCATCGTGACATTATTATTAAAACGATGGCTAACAAGGAAAGGTCAAAAGGTAAACAAGAGGTGTTGAGTAAACTCCAAAATACCCAACTACCAGACACGGGTCGTGTCCACGTAGGGAAGGAAGAAACGGAAGAGTTCAACCCAGTGAAATTTAAAGAAGGTGTGTTGAATAGTGGTTAAGGGAATGTGAAACCCTTAAACCTAAACAAAAATGAAATTTTATAGCGGGACGTATGACAAAAATTGTGTCATGTCCAATGCGCTTGTAACGAACCTTTTGAAGTACCCCGAAATTGGTTCTGCGCTTATAAGTCTTTATCCTCAGTATTCGGCAACAGCCTATATACTTGACGGTTTTGGCAGGTTTGCCAAAGAAGACATGATGGGGGACGTTAAATTCCAGTGGGCAGTACAAGGCCGCCTTAACAGGCCGTCTACTCTTACAGGAACGAATGTTGGTGCTGGCTTAGCCAATGCTGCATTCTTCGTGGAATTTGAAGAAAACTATTTTAATCCTAATGACACCATTAAATTTGCTGATGGAAACATCGCTATTATAATTGGTGAACCTGTAGCATCTGCTGGCGGTTATACCTACCAGATGAAGCTGCAAACCACGGATGCCGCGGCTTTTGTTGCAACTACTGCATTAGCAGTTGGTATTTCAGTTGGTAAGGTTTCGACTGCGTTTACTGAGAAATCAGAACGTGGATTTGAAAACCATGCTTACCCAGACTGGTATGTGAACTATATCGGAACAAGCCGTAAAGCATGTTCAATTTCTGGTTCAGCCATTACTGATGTAACCTGGATCGAAGCTGGCGGTCAGCGTTTGTGGTATTTCACCGCAGAACAGCAGTGCCGTATGGAGTTCTTATATGAACTTGAAAAAAACACATGGTACGGTCAAACCACTATGGATGTTAACGGTAATTCTGTCGTAACCGACATGAATGGACTGCCAATCGTTCAGGGCGATGGTATTTTACGCCAAATTGATTCTTCTAACGTTGATACGTTCAGTGGTAACTTAAGCGAGAGTATCCTAACGGATTTCTTGGGTCAGTTACAGCTTAACACAGGCAACACCAAAGAAGAGTGGGTGGTATTTACCGGAACACGCGGACGTATTAACTTCCACGAAGCCATGAAGGACTACATTGTTTCCACTGGAAACTACATGTGGCATCCTGTGTATGGTAAGGAAATAGGTATTGGATCGAATTTTACCCAATATTCTGCTCTTGGTAGTCGTATCACGCTTATCCAAAACTGGATATTCGATGACCCGAATCTGAATGGTAATAACATCAACCCGGCAACTGGTCTTCCATTTGAATCGGAGCGCATGGTATTTATGAACATTGGATCAACCACAGATGGTGTATCGAACGTAGAACGTAAGACAAAAGGTGCCGGTGGAATTAACCGATCTATGGTTACCCGTTATATTCCGGGCATGGTAAATCCTATGGACCCATCTTCGATGATGGCTGCTACTCCACGCGACTCGTTCGATGTTGAGTACATGTCAGAATCGGGTATTGTAATCCGTAACCCACTTTCATGCGGAATGCTGATTAAGGCGTAAACAAACTAAAAAGCTAAGATATGAGTAAGATAATGACGAAGGCTGAAACAGCCGAAAACAGAAAGCACATTGACGACCTTTTGAAAAAAATTGATAAAGGCGGCATGGCAGAAATACGGCTTAAAAACCCGAAGAAAACCGGAAGTATTGGTGTACGTGGGTACACCTTTACTGACCCGGAAACCGGTGGTAGAGAATACCGGGAGTTCTTTGACAGCGGAGGGAACATAAGGAGAATTGTTTATACAAAAAACAGAAAACTCAATATGGATCTCGATGATGACAGGCTGGAATATTACCATGTGCTGAACCATCCCATTTACTCTAAGGGCGCGAACGCTATTTTAAAAGTAGTGTATCTTGAAAAAGAAGCGGCTGATGACGTTGATAAGCGCGACAGGCAGGCTGATGTTACGGCTATTGTTCGTAAACTATCAGGTGAATCGCTACGTGATTTTTCACGCGTTGTAGTAAGTGCCGGTGGTATGAGGTATAATCCTAAGACTACGGACAACGCTTTGAAAAAAGCAATTTACGAGCTTAGTGACAAAAACCCAGACCTTGTGCTGGAGGAGTATAAACACCCAGATCGTTCCATTAAGGAACTGATTTACAAGGCCAAGGAAAAGGAAATTGTTACTCTGAGTAACGCGGTTTGGAAATTCAATGGCGAAGTAATCGGAAGGAATTTCGAGCAGGCCGTTGAGTGGTTCAAGCGAAACGAAGAAGTATTACCCGCATTGCGGAAGGAATTAAAATAATGTATGACTTTAACGGAACTAAGCACTCTTATTGATGATATGCTGGACAAGTCCAATACGGATTGGTTTAACAATACTGAAAAAGAGTATTGGATAAACAAAGCCGCGAAGGAGCTGGCATTGGAGAAGTATGAGGAGTTTCAGTTAACCGAAAAAGGCCGACAATATTTAAGTCCCTTGACTCGTAAAGTCTCAGTAACAGCAGTAAGCTCGTTTCAAAAGCTTGCAACGTGCCCGGAATTTATGTTGTTCACTTCGCTCCTCGGCACTTTTACTGATGCGTGTGGTAATGTTCAAAAGGTACCTATCGTACCCCTACAGGATGATGACGGCAGGGTGCACCAGGACCCGTTCTGGAAACCCGATGATATTACTCCGTGGTATGAAGAGACTTTTGATACTACCGTAAGCCTTGAAGTAGTTAATGTTTTATCAGCAACTACTCCAACAAATATTCAAATTCGGTATTTGAAGCTACCCCGTAAGGTAAGTTTCACTACCAATACCATGGTTGATTTACCTGAACTCATCCATGAAGAATTGGCGAATGTTACTGTACGGATGATGTTATCATCATTACAGCAACCTAACAGCTATCAGGTACAACAGGCAGAAACCCAAGAGGGCGATGCTTAAATTATTAATTAGTAACCTTTAAAATTAAACTATATGAATCCTATCGGACGTGATTTTTTCACGCTTGTTGCCCCAGCGCACACCCCAACATTGACGGGTGATTTTCTGGACTTGACCCTAAGTTTTGAGGCACACCGCGACACCTTAAAAGGTGCGATTTTCATTGCTCCTACTGCGGGCTCGCAGAGGACTGTAACATTTGTAGTTGGTGGAGTATGGGTTGCCGGAGAAACTATCCGCGTTACCTTAACGGCACCGGCTTCGAGCCGTCAAACGTTCATCAAATCCTACAAGTATACTGTACCTGTTGGAGGAACAGCTACTACGGCTATTGCCACAGCACTTGATGCTATGATTGGCGCGAATGATGCTGATACGAATCAGCCATACACTTCTGGTGTTGCTGCTTCTACCGTTACTGTAACGTTGCGTTCTAACGACACACGCGGATTGACTGGAACACAGTCAGTAGTAAGCGTTGCTGGAACTATTACAGTTGGTGGTACTAACGGAACAAACTCTGAAGGCCAAGCTCAAGACTTGCTTGACAAAGGTGTTCCTGCTGATTTGGTTACGCTTGCGTCTTACGACACTGTGCGTATTGCTTACCAGCCATTGGTTGCACAGCCCCATGAAGACAGTTATGGTTATAACGCGAGAGAAATTTTCTGGTACGGTTCCCCCGGAACAGGAACAAGCCTTGCGCTTACCATTAACAATATTGCTGGCTACGTTAGCTAAAAAAAAATTAGTTAATTACTACTATAATGGAACGGACTAAAAACCCGTTCCATTTATTACATTTACCCTATTCATGACTTTAAACGAAGGCGTATATAACATTACCAATATTGCCCGCAATGGACAGGGGGATAGTGATGATACGAAGTTGTCGCCTAAACAGGTGGAGTTTTGGATTAATTATCACCGTTCGCATGTAGCTCACTTAATGACTCAGCAGGGTAATAATATTGATGCCCAGTTGATTCAGGATATGGGTATTGTGCCATTGACTGATGTAGATAAGGCTGATTCAAGTTGCCCGGCTGTTGAATGGGGGTGTGTGATTAAAAAAATTACCATTCCAAAATTGGTAGATTTTCCGGGAACCCGTGCGCTCACGTTTGTTGGCCTTATTGATAAGCAAACACCGATTGTTTTGGATTACGCAGATACCCATATTTTCGAACGCGCTACACAATTCGGAAAACTGATGAACCGGGCATATTTGATCGGGAACACATTGTATGTATCGGCACGGGAGGGTTACGAAACCATGAAGTATATTAATATTCGCGGTGTATTTGAAGACCCGACAGAGGTATTTACGTACGCGTATCCGGGGTGCACTCCAAGATGTTTTGATCGCGCAACAGATGAGTATCCTATTTCTCAAAAGATGTATGATGAAGTGTTGAGAAGAATAATGGGACGTGAATTATCCATGACGTTACAAACCGTTACTGACGAGCAGAACAATGCAAGAGAAGAAAACGCGAAACGACCATAGTTTATGGAGGGGAAAAACCTCTATTACAATGCGCGATCTTTTCAATTGGGTGCGACCATGGTTGGAAGAAAGAATAAAAAAAGGCAACACGCATAAGCGCGGCATTACGTATGAGCAGTTCATTGGCATTATAAACGGTTATCTTACACATTCTTTTACCCATGTCATTGAATCCGGCAGGGGATATGAGTTCGGGCATAAGTTTGGGGAAGTAAGGGTAGTAAAAACTCAGTGCGTACTGTACAACCCAAGGAAGTACTATTTTAAAACAGATTCTACCGGAAAAAAGGTAAAGGAAGTGGAAAAGTACAGACAGGTTGTGTTGGGGGACGGAATGATAGCGTTTATGATATGGAAGCCCGGTAATAAAAAGAAAATGTTTCGTATTCGTATGGCGCAGAAATGGAAAAAGAAGATTTGGGAATCAGTGCAGGCCGGGGCTGATTATATGGATTACACAATGGATAAAAGCGCGGCACAAAAAGCCGCTATAATATATAAAAGAACCCATGTTAGAAGGAAGAGTTAGTCTTTATTCTGTTATAGGCCGCGTAGTCAAGGCTCTCCGTTTGTCAAATGTCAACAGTTTGGTTGATGATTTTGCGCTATGGGCAATGGAGGCTGAAGTTAAGATTGGCTCGGAGGCCACGTTTCGCAGGGTAGAATGTGAACTGGAGGTAAAGAACTGGAGGGCCTGCGTCCCAAGGGATTTCGCATACCTAAATGCTCTAAAGCATGGTGAAAATTATATTGATGTTACCAAGCGGGATTTCAGGCTGTTTAATAAGGCTCCGCGTATAGGTGTCCAAAATGACAGGTTCCCGGCAAATCAACAAGTTATAAATGATCCGGGACAAATTCTTGCAATCCGAATTACAATAGCTGGAACTTTTACTCCCGGTGACGTTATTTCAGTTACGGTATCGGCTACTCGTAATAATACAATCGCATCCAACATATTTACATATATCGTGCAGGTTGCCGATACACTCACTACAATATGCGCAGTTATTGCAGCACAGGTAAACGCCATTGGTAACCTTGGCTATACTGCAAATCCTGGGGCCGGCACTCTTGATATTACGGCCTCTACTGTGGCTACTACTTTTGTGATTACCACGACAACTGATTCAGCGGACGGCACCATAAGCTCTACTATTTACCAAGCACATCGCCCGGCACGAAACGCTACTATTGATTTGACTACAGGCTGCGAAGTTGCACCGGCCACTTCGTCTAATAATTTGGCGAACCGCAATGCTCATGAACATAACACCGGGGCCAATGGATATAGCGGCTATCTGAGTAATGAGGGATTTCCGGGCGTTGCCGCTCCTAAGTATGCTATCGAGAACGGGTATATTTATTTCAATACTATTAAAAATGACAGGGTAGGAATATCATACCAGGGAATTTGGCTGGATGACGATGGGTGGCCCTTAATTAAGAAGTCCCATGAGGATGCCGTGGCCGCGTATTGTATGTATATGTATAGTATAGGTGATGTATACCAAGGTAAAATGCCATTTAACCTGCACAAGGATTTCCAGCAACGTTGGTTTTGGTTATGTGGGCAGGCAAGGGGTGATGACAATATGCCGAATGATGATGAAATGCAGTGGATCAGCAGCCAATGGATGCAATTAATTCCGGCAAAAAATAAGAATTTTTTTTAGAACTAATTGATTATCAAATATATAAGTGGCTTCCCAACCATATAAAAATAAGTTTAATGCGGGCATGGTGGGCGATGGAGATCGTCAATTTCAATCTAACGCATCGTATCGGTTATCGGTTAATGGGCGTATTATTTTTAATAAAGACGGCACGTATGCGTGGGAACCGGTTCGCGGAAACGCGTTTTCCTTTACCTTAACTCCAAATGGCGGGGCAGACACCTCGGTTTATGTTCCAATTGGGGCAACGGGAAACTCCTATTTATCCATTGTATTTATAGTAAATCCTAATTCCGGGTTTTCTGAAATCGGGCTTGTTATTACGGATTCTAATGGTAACGGTCAGTACAAAACAATGTTCAACGATCAGGCTGATCCCAATAATGAATTGCTAAATTTTCAGCCAGAGAACCAAATATGCGCGAGGTTCTTGTATGAAAATGACAACCTTATTCGTGTGTATTGGGTAGATGGGGTGGAACCGGATAGTAATCAGTACAGGTCTTTTACATTCAGGTACGACAATGCTATTGGCCCGCGCAACGATGTGAATGCTTATTTTCCTGTTACCTTGTCTGTACATGCTATAAATGCCCAGTCGCAGGTGTATTGGGGGATCATAAAGTTTGTAGAAACTATTGGTGGTGGCCTACTTACAGGCGTGTATCAATATACTTACAGGCTCTTGACAAACGATGGTTACCAGTCCCCATGGTACCCACTGACCCGCAAGGTATTCGTTACCTCGGATTTGGTAAGCGCAACCAATTGGAATACTTACGAAATGGAGAGCTCTGGGCTTGTAACATCCAAGGGAAACCAGATTGAAATAAAAGGTGTGGATCAGCGGTTTACTAAAATTGAGGTCGCGTATGTATATTCCCAGACTAACCTGACAACAAATTCAGCCTACATATTTGCTGAAACGGTGATAAGTGGCGCCACTATGACATTCGATCATATTACAAATGGCGGTGTACCACTGGAGCCGGATGAGATTCCGGCCATATTTTCGGTTATTAAAGGAGCAAAAACACTGGACATTAAGGATAGCTTAATGTACCTGGGTAATATTATTGAAAGCGGTATTGACGTGGATATTGAGGCTGTGTTGGGAACCGCTACTGCCGAGCCGTATATCCGGGACATGCACTCAGACGAATATACCAGCGGTGAGGACGGGGTAGCCACCGTTGCAAGTCCCGGCCCGATTACCCACCAAGTACCAAAAACAGGAACTTCGGTTATTGAGATGTCTACTGGCATTACAGAAACGTACCAAATTGATTCGGATTATGTAAATTATAAAGGCACACAGGTTTCCCATCTTTACCCCGGCTATTTCCGTGGCGAAATGTATCGTTATGGTATAGTGTTCTATGATTTATGGGGATTCCCTGGTCCTGTATACCACTTATTTGATGTTACGTTCCCTGAGCAGGCCAGCACCTCGTATACGTATACACGAATAAAAGCAGACGGAACTACTGTAACTGTAGTGGATAATCTCGCAGAATCCGCGTGGCCTACAAATGATTACCAAGCGTTTACATCACCTCCTATTTGGGATGAAGACCCGCAGAGCACGGAGTTTAGTTCGCTGCGTATTATGGGGGTTAAATTTGCGAATATTGATGTATCGAGTTTGGCCGGCCAGTGTTCTGGATTTATGATAGTGAGGGTCTTGCGCGATAAAACCATACTTGGGCAAGGACTTATTATGCCTACGTTGTCTGAGTTTGATAATACGTGGATATTTAATTACACATTGCAATGGTGGGAAGATCTGAATAACCCTGGTAATGCCCCAACGTCTGCCTCGGCTGTTGGCGACATAGCTAACATAGGTTTTTT